TTATGATATTGGAGTTTTATTTTCAGTTGTTACTCATATGGAAAGAGATGAAGCAATAGAGACTATACAAAAATTAAAAGAACGTTGTAAAACATTATATGTTACTTTTTACTCTCATACTAATCAACAAGCTCTAAATAATATATGTAGATACAGAAAGCTTGCACTACCTGATTGGAGTAAAATAATGGAATCAGATGTTTATGTCTTTAAACCAGAAGAATACATTTGGACCTTTTATAACGATGACTTTGCCGAGAAAACATTTGGTGGTAAAGTATATGATACAGTGTTTAGTCCTAGAACATTAATGGGAATGCAAAAATGTTTAATAATATAACTCATTGGAATCTTCCAAACTTCTTAACTCATACGCAACACGCTGAGTTTTTAATTATAGCAAAGAACTTAATTGAAGATCATTGGACTCCATACTTAACATCATCGGGTAGACCAGACGGCTTCTCATATTATGATTTAAAAACTACGTTTGCTGGTAAAAGTGTTTACCTACTTAAAATGAATCCTGGTGATCGTATTGATTGGCATACCGATAGTAAGAAAAGAGTTACTGCATTAACATATCCGTTATCAGAACAATATGCTCCTTGTGAATTTAAAAATGGTGAGAAGACATCTAAACCTGCATTCCTTAATACAACCCACGAACATGCAGTATTTAATAATGCTCAAACAAGATATAGTCTTAATATATCTTTTACTGAAAATATGAATGATAGCATAGCAATATTTGAAAGGTTGAGAGAAAAATATGAATTTAAAGCATCTTAACTTTAGAATAGATAAATCTCGATTTAGAAAAGTAGCTCACAAATGGAGCCGAGAAGGTAGATATTATCAATGGAAACAGTTTGAACAAGAAGATAAATGGTTCCAAACATATCCACCACAAGGAGTAGACAACGATATAACTGAAGTCGAACATATGCTTGGTATTCATGTATTTAAGAATAAGCCTCGTTTCTATTGGCTTAAAGCAAACTCTAATCTTCCAATCCATTATGATGAAGATAACGTAACATCAATACAAATTAATCTAATGGAACAAACACCTGAGATAGGAATCGAAGGAGTAGGTAATGTACCATACGAAGCAATGGTAATAAATAATGGATATATAAGGCACTGGGTAGATCCAGTACCGTACGAGCGTTTACAATTAAAATTTGTAATGCGTGAATCATATGAACAAATAATGAAGGTGATACCTAATGCCCTCCTACAAGACTGATAGACCGTTTGCTGATCGTAAACTACGTAATATGGATATTATTCATAATCCATTAACGACTAAGTTTAAAGATCAGAACGAACCATCCTATGCTATTCCAGACTTTATAACAGATGAAGAACGATTAGAACTGCTTGAATTTTGGAACGATAAATTTGATACAGTGGGCGAAATCATAAACGATCATATTTACCGTATTACATATCCAATGCTTTTCGAAAAAATATCTGATATTATAAGGCCAAAGATCTATGAACATTTTGGAGATGATATAGTATTCTATTCAGATATCGCTAAAAATGATCCTATGAGTGTTGGCGATCAAATGTTTAAAGCTGTACAACCATATGGATTACATACCGACTCAGTAACTCACCTTGATGGATATAGACCGTACAAGGATATTATCATACCATTGCTTATAGATGGACCAGGAACATACGTTACATTCAACCAAAGGTATCGTGGACATGCCACTATGTTTATGAATGGAAGAGATATAACCTCATATGCTAACTACCATAATATAGTCAAAATACAAAGATATAAGGACTATGGCGTAGAGAATATAGATGAAACGAATCCAGACCACGACAGACTTGAAATGCTTATGCCTAGACATATACCTTTGTCTGTATATGATGGGCTTTCTATTGAAGCAATATTCTTATGGCAACATTGTAATGCCATCGTACAAGACACGTCAGTGCTTCATGCACCCACAGAGTTCAAAGGAAGTAAGATAGGATTAACCCTACATCTTATGAAACGTGACGAGAGCTACAAAAATAGCATCTCTGGTTACTATACTCCTTGGTCTCGACATACAATTCCAATAAAAAAATTAAAATAAATCACAAGCCATTGATTCCGTTGCTAATTTAATTTGCTTTTAAAGTGAATTAACAGTTGACATTTGCTTTAAGATGATGTATAATATACATATAAATTAATAAAGGAATCAAATATGAAATACGAAATCTACCAAATTCAACTCTCGGACGAACAAGTTGACCTAATCAATGCTGAAGGTCACCATGCTGTACCATCTCATATCGCTAAAATGGATATGTCAATGGACTTCAGAGGCGAAAAGATAGTAGATCAAGCTTCAGCTGCTTGGGACAATGGGTATTACACTCACGTTTGTAACATCACAGCTGAGAACCTTAACCAAGTCTTTGAGATTGGTAACATTGGTCCAGAAGAGAATATCGAAAGGCTTTCAAGAATGCATTCGATCTCAGTGGCTGACGTAATCATTGACGAAACTGGTGAAATGGTTGTTGTAGCTTCAGTCGGTTTCAAAATGTTCGGTAACATCAAGGAGGCAGCGTAATGAACTTAGCATATTGCGACGCATTTGCGTCATTCATCAGAAACGCTCTGGTAACTATTAAGCCAGAGGATAAAGAGTTTCCTGTAATCAATGGTTTGGTAGCTGGTACTAAGTACGATCTGCACCCTACAGAGGGTTACATGTTATCCACTAAGAAAACCATTGATGTTACAGATGCCAATGGTAAAGCTTACCGTATCTCAATAGAGGAGTTATAAGATGCAAGTTAAAGGTGCAACTACCGTAATCAAGAAGCAGTGTGAATTCTTAGGATTATCTGCTGCTGAAGTCATAAAGTTTGCTAAAGAGTCTCCATTGGCTCAGCCAGCAAAGGTTCTTGAAGCAGTTAAGGTTCTCGAAAGAGAATACCGCGATGCTCAAAACTTTTTTGAAAATAAGTGAAAAAACTTGTTGACATTACCGTCCGACTATGATATAATAGTCTTATCAAAACAACAAAAGGTTATATTATGAAATCAGCTTACGATCCAACTCCAAATGAAATTAAAGTAGCAGTTATTGGCCGCAAACTAATGGACATCTCTGTTAATATGCCAATGAAAGGTCTCAAAGACGAAGAGATTGCAAGATCAAATCGAATGAGTTCTTTTGGCGATGCTTTAACTAGATTTGGTTCAACATTTGGTCCACGTAATCTAAAAGAAGTACTTAAACTTTCTGGCGTTTCTATGGAAGAAGCCGAAGAATTCATGCAACTTGGAACTCAATAAGAGGATTAATCAATGAGTAATCGAATTAACACAGATGCTAATACCGTAGAGCGCAATGCTGAACTACAAGACATGTGCTTTTCTGATTTCTTTAAAGATATAAATGGGTTTCGCCCACGTGGTTCTTTGTGGGATTACTACCTAGGTCTTTCCGCTACAGCTCTCGAAAAAGAGCTCGATCGTATGGATGCTCAAATGGAAGAGCAGTTCAAAGAGTCTAAGCGTCAAGAAAAAGAAGACGTTGCGGCTATGCAGGCTGAAATCCAGCAAGCGATCGACCTTGGAGCTCGAACTGAGACTGACGCTTTGCGTTGGATAACTCAGAACGAAGAGTTCTATTCTGGTCAATGCGTTGAAAGCTTCATATGGAGTCGTGGTATTCTCTTCACTCCATACGGCAAAGAGCTTGTCGAAAAACTCCTTGATATAGTATCATATAAGGAGTTCGCATAATGGCTGTAGTGAACGCTATAAGTTCGTTTGATGAGGCATACAGGTACAAAGGTTATGTTCTCGTCAATGAACTGTACGAAGATTCTGAGGGCTTCTACAAAAACACTTGGATGTGGGCTAAAATTGACGGTGAAAACTGCGTTGACTTAGTATCTCTTGATAACTTAAGTAGCAATTCTTACGCTCGATTTGCTGAAGCTCACGAAGTGTTTATTAATATGATCAATGAAAAACTTGGTCTTACTGATGATATGCAATCATTTGATACTGCATACGACTTCCTTGATAGCAGAAAAAAAGTTTAAAAAAAGTGAAATAAACCGTTGACATTTCCTTTTAAATGATGTATAATGGTTATATAAATTGATAAGGAACTATACTATGAAAAACTCTGAAAGATCTACCGCTTACTACGCAACTGTTAAAATGATTAATGGACAAGTCGCTCCAGAAGATCAAGCCACAATCGATGGCATTAAAATGGTTGTGAAACTGAACAATACCGCATTTCCTTTTGATAGGCCAAAGCGCGTAAAACTTCAAGGCCGTGGTCCAAGAGCAGCTCATTCAAGAGCTGATTATAATGGTCGTAGCAGATGTTATGATCAATCCCTTCCTTTAAAATACGCTACTCACGCTGACGTATACGTTTACGATAGGTCTTAAGATGGAAATCGAAACTCTTCAAAATCTTGATAAGATGCCGTTAGACGACGCTCGTACAGCAGCAATCAAAATGATTAGTCCAAAAACTAAACCACTTGTTCTTAATCGTCTTAAAGGCGATATTGCAAAGGCACCAAACTCTGGTGAAGTGTCTCGCATTATGTGGCAAGTCTATATGTCTGGTACTGGTCTTGGCATTATAGGATCATCTTGGAAGAAGCACTTCCGTGATGCCTAAAAAATACTACCTCCCTGAACCGCTCATCCTTGAATTAACCGAGGATGAGCTTTTGCATATCGAAACGATGGCTAAAGAAATGTACGCATGCGATGTACGTAGACGTGGTCGTGACTATGATACTGTATACGCACATACTAAAGCAGGTGTTATACTTGAATTTGCTTTGGTACGACAAGGTGGTGTAATGAATCCTGCTGAGTTCGATCATACTATTCCATCGTCTCATAACTGGGATGTTGATTGGAAAGGCTTTAGATGCGAAGTAAAGAACTCCGCTGATCCAACAAACAATCGTCACGTAACTAAATGGCTTACTATATCGAACTATATGGGTCAAAAGCTTGCGCGTAATAGAAAATTATATCCAAATTGTGTTGACATTGTAGTGTTTGGATGTTATAATAAACTATCAGAAAATACTTACGATGTAAGATGGAGATGTGTTGCACCTTTTGATACTATTCGCGAAAACCTTAAAAAATGCAGTCCAGAATTCGAAAACAATTGGCTTATCGATTCTTGGGGACAAAAGCAAATTAAGTTTTTCTATAACCACAAGGGTGACGAATACGCCGTCTATAATGAAAATGTTTACTAAGAAGGATATACTATGAAATTTGATACTGGCAAACCACCAATTAACCTTGTACCGTCTGAAGCTATTATTGCTGCAGCCGAAGTATTTGCATTTGGTGCAGTCAAATACGGCGAAAACAATTGGCGCAAAGATGTTAACAAGTTTCCTTTGTCACGTCATTACGCTTCTTTATCACGCCATCTCTTGGCTTGGAATGCAGGTGAAGATATCGATCCTGAATCCGGCCTACCACACACGCATCATGCTCTCACTCAGTTAATGATTCTTATTATGACTCAACGCGAGGCTACTGAGGACATCGATGATAGATTTAACAAAGAAACAGATTACAACAAATGATTTATGATTATTAAAATTGAAATTCAGATCGACACTGAAAATGCAAAAGATGTCGAAAAAATGCAAGATCTCTATAGAATAATAGAGGACCTAGAACAAACGTCAGAAGGATACTATGATGATGAAAGTTAGTGACATACGTGAATATTTCAAAGGTGAACTCGCCGCTGAAAGATTTACTATTGATAAAACTGGTGCTAAAACAATTGAGATGCTTGGTGCATCTTTTATTGCTGACGAAGAATCAATCTTCGGTAAACCTGCTCCAAAGTACATTCAAGCTGAATTAGATTGGTATGAAAGCCAATCAACGAATATTAACGATATTCATGGTGAAGAAAAAGAACCACCTGCTGCTTGGGTATACTCAGCTAATGACAATGGTGAAATCAATTCTAACTATGGTCATCTCGTAAACTCACCAAAGTTTTATAATCAGTACTATAACGCGATTGACGAATTGATTAAAAATCCAGATAGTCGTCGTGCACAGATGATTTATAATCGTCCATCTATCTGGGTTGAATACAATGAAAATGGTAAATCAGATTTCATTTGTACTAATGCGCAAACGTTCTATATTCGCGATAATAAGTTGCATATGGTATCACAAATGCGTTCAAATGATGTAGTCTTTGGTTATAAAAACGATTATGCTTGGGCACAACATCTTATGGATCGCGCTATTGATAATCTAAATGAAGAAGGATATAAACTTACAAAAGGTGATCTTACGTGGCAAGTAATGAACCTACATGTCTATGATCGACATTTTGAATTGGTAGGTTGATATGAGCAAAATGGGTCAATATGTTCTTGAACAGCAAGAAAAAGAATATGAAACATACGAACATTACCACGAATATATGGGAAGAAGAATGAGAGAAGCAGATAGGTATGAATATGATCGAGCGCAGAAATGGCATTTTCGATTTATGGATATGGCTAAACTTATAGCCGACTGGAGCAAAGATCCATCAAGTAAAATCGGTGCAGTTGCTGTTAATGACGAACGTCGTATTCTTGCAACAGGATATAACGGCTTTCCAAAGGGTATTGAAGATAGTCCTGAACGTTTAGCCGATCGTCCTGAAAAACATAAGTTAGTTATTCATGCTGAAATGAATGCTCTTATGAATGCTTTGTACTCGGGTGTAAGCCTTAAAGGTGCAACTATGTATGTTTATGGATTACCAATCTGTCCTGATTGCGCTAAATGCGTAATACAAGCCGGCGTTAAAAACGTCGTTATCCCAACCGACAAAACCGATAAAGGTGAGTGGCAAAAGGTCTGGGAAGAAAAAAGTTTACCAATGTTTAAAGAAAGTGGTGTAAACGTTACTGTACTTGGTATGTAATAATGGCATATCTAGTTACTGATAACTGTGTTAAATGTAAACACACCACATGTGTATCGGTTTGTCCTGTAGATTGTTTCTATGAAGGACCTGATATGTTGGTTATTAATCCTGATGAATGTATTGACTGTGGAATATGCGTACCGGAATGTCCAGTTGATGCTATTGTAGCAGACGTTGATTTACCAGAACCAGATCGAATCATTTGGATGGAAAGAAATGCTAAATACAGTCAGGTATGGCCAAACATTGATGAAGAAAAAGCACCTAAAGAAGATGCTTATGAGTGGGAAAATATTCCACATAAATTTGAAACCTTTGTCGAAAAAGTTTCATAAATACAATCGTCTAGAAAACATTAAATGTTTTTGTTGACATTTTTTGAAAACCGTGATATAGTATATCTATACACAAAGTATATAATAGTGAGCTACTCTGATCCAGTCAAAAAACTCACGTTAATAAACTGATATAAAGGAGACTAATATGTCAAAAATTAAAGTAGGCGTCATCGGCGTCGGTAACTGTGCTCAATCCCTCATTGAAGGTATTCAGTACTATAACGAAAATCCCAACGATCATGTAGGACTTATGTATCCAGATATTGGAGGATATAGTTCGAGTGATGTTGAATTTGTAATTGGCTTCGATGTCGATAGACGTAAAGTAAATCGTCCATTGATTGAAGCATTACGTGCTAGACCAAACTGTGCTATGAATCACGTAGAAGAAATTCTAGAGTCTGGAAATAATACTCCTGGCTGTGTTACTCCTGGTGCAATGGTTTATTCAAGTCCAACCCTTGACGGTGTCGCTGAGTGGATGGATTACTACCCTGAAGAAGTTTCATTTAGAACAGGCGCAGAAGAAGCTAAATCATTTGATGATATCGTACAGCTTATTAAGGATACAGGTACAGAAGTTCTTGTTAACTACTTACCAGTTGGTTCTGAAAAAGCAACACGTTTCTATTTAGATGTAGCTTTAAAAGCAGGCGTACACTTTGTTAACTGTATTCCAACACTGATTGAAACTAAAGAAACACAACAAATTGAACAAAAGTTTATCAATGCAGGTCTTACCTTCGTTGGTTCAGATATGCGTTCAGCTTGGGGTGCTTCAAGATTATCTGAAGTTCTACAAGGCGCAATGATTGACGGTGGTTTGCATGTAACTTATCACACTCAAACAAATCGTATTGGTGGTGCAACTCAAGGTCGCGAACATATTCGTAACGGTGTTACATCAAATACAGACTTTATTAATATGGCTGAAAAAGAACGTCTACATAATAAGCATATCTCAAAAGAGAATGTTTTGAAAGGACAGAATACTGTTCGTGGAGTTAATTATGCTGGTGATACATTGTATGCCGGTCCATCATTAACTGTTCTACAAAAACCAGGTGGCGAGTACATCGGTTCTGATAATAAGATTGCAGATCTCGATATCGTAGCATTTGGATTTGGTGGAGCTCGTTATACATTGCAAGCAAGACTATCTTGTCAAGACTCTCCAAACTCTGGTGGTGTGGTTATCTCAGCCATTAGATTCTGTCGAGTAGCGGCTGAAATGGATATTGTTGGTATTCTTCGTGGACCAAGTGCATATACACAGAAAACTCCACCTGTACAGCTTACAACGGCTGACGCAAAGTTTGAATGTGATGCATTAGCTCGTAGAGAACTTACAAGTATGACACGACCACAGCTTGCATCAGCTAAGCCTAAAGCAAAAGATCTTCCATATACCTACCAGGACGGAAAGACTGATTATGAGTAAAAGAAACGCCTTTGGTGAATTTGAAAAAATACCATCGAAGTTAATCAACTCATTTGATATTGATGGTGTAATCTTTATGGGTGACAGTTTCACTGGTGTGAATCCTGGACCTGATGATATTATCATTACTGGTAGATCTAAAGATGATCGTGCAGAAACTGAATCGATGCTCCTGGAAAGGGGCATCACCAATCCTCTCTACATGAATAATAAGCCTGGCGATTATAACGATCGTAGGCAGTCAGGTTTACACAAAGGCATGACTTTATTCTATTTAGAACAAATGGGATATAGATTTGGATGTCATTTTGAAGATGATCCAATACAAATTGAGGCTATTCAGCAGATGATGCCTCATATAAAAGTCGTACACCTTAATCATGATTTGATCGATAAAGGTGTTGACACAACTGATAATGTAGTTTATAATCAAACTATTCCATCATACTAATAGGTGATAAATGATTGATGCGACCGGAACAAAATTTGACGAAGCAGATGGCTTTCAGTCAATGCACGCAGATTATCCTTTGGATAAGTACTTTTCTATGTGCGATGTTGAAAAGTTCAGAGACTTTAAATATTTTGTAGAACAAGTTAACCTTAGAGCTGAATGGCAAAAAGGACTTACCGAGTCGTATGATTATGAGGAATATGCTCTTAATCCTGATACAGAGTATTTCCACCCTATGATTACATATGATGATCGTATGGTTTACATTGCAGAAAATATAGTGGGATTATCTAACGATGATCTCTCTATGTATAACAAAATTGGTAATACTATTATCTCTCACTTTTATGGAGCTCGTGGTATTCACCAAATTTGTACACGTACTAATGATGTTAAAAAGGCACATGTCGATTTTGAAAACTATTTTACCTCTGGTGAAAGAGAACGAATTCGATATAACCTAACTCTTGCAAGACCTGCTGGACTCGCTATATACGGTTCTACAGAATTGCGTACTTCTCTATGGGGAGCCGCAAACAAGTACCAACGCGAACGGTATGGTGTTGACACAGAGGCTGGTACTGATGCTAAACATCCTGGTAACGTGATGGATTGGGTTGCCGGTCTTGGTGAAGACGGTATGTTTGAACGCTTAATGAATTGTGAAACTATTAGTGATGCATTCAAAGAGCTTACTTCGCACGAAGGCATAGGTAATTATTATGGATTTCACTGTTCTACTTCGAACTCTGTTAACCCTGGCCTCAAATGGACAAATGATGATAACTTTGTCAAGCCAGGACCGGGAGCCCAATACACTTTACGACTACTATTTCCAGATGCACCGAACAGTGTAATTAACTCTGGTGATCTTGTCGTATGGTTTAGACACAATCAAAATTTCTTTGGATTTGATAAAATTAAAATACACGAATCAGCTCATAACGTTTTAGATTATAAAGGCGATAAGATGCTACAAAAAGATCAAACTGAAATGATGACTTACGGTTCTGAAGTTGGAATGTGTCAGTATGGAATCTTCTGTAAACTGCGTAACGATAAAAAGGCATGTGATCGTCGAACAGTTACCCGTGCAGGAGATAAGGACATTGAAAAAATGCTAAATATAGCTGAGATGAACTTAAAACCACAACCCTCTCTTGAAGAATTTTTTATATAAGGTAAATATTATGAAATCAGTTATTGCAGCACCTTTTATTCCTATGTCGTTTCAGACAAGCAGCCATAGAGCAGCTCAAGGAATAATCTATGCCGACCTATTAAAACATTATCATACAGATAATATCCATGCTAGCTTATCGCGCCCATCTGTACAAGGTGAGGGTGCTAAAGAAGCAAACAAAACTGAAGACTTTAATGAATACGATAGACTTTATATCTATCACGGTAATGATCGTAAAGCAGAATCTACAGATCTTAACTTCTTTGGTGGTACACGTAACTTTCCACATGCATATAATATAAGAAACATTTCACGATTTAAAGGAGAAGTATATTCCTTAGAAATGGATATGCCTGATTATGCTACAATGCTTGAAAACAAATTCAGTGGTCATAAGCGTAAAGATGGAACACTTGATACTATGGTACCAGAGTTTCTTCAGGTAGATATCGATAATCTACGTAAAATGCAAGAACGAGCTATTACACTTAAACCACAACATCCTACTTGGGATAAGCTTTGTATTGGCGATAGTCATGCGATTTGTATGTACCGTGAAGGATGTAATGTTAACTCAGTACCATTTAAAACTTTATATGGCGCATTAGAGATGGGTCTTGAAAAATTCATAAATAAAGATAATGTTAAGCATATCGAGTGCTACTTCGGTAACATCGATATTCGACATCATTTATGCCGTCAGGACGATACTAAACAAGCAATACGAGATATTGTTGATCGTTATATTGAACAAGTCGGCGCTTTGGATATGGAAAGTAAAGTGATCTATGAACTACTCCCCATCGAAAACGAAAGACGTAATCTGCCAAAGAGCGGTTGGTATATGGGTGAGAAGTTTTATGGTTCTTGGGCTGAAAGAAATGATGCAAGACTCTATTTTAAAGAGTATGCAATGCAAAAGGTTCAAGGTACAGGTATTGAATTTCGTGAATGGCTTACACCAAGCTATTATAACGAACTTGGAGAGCTTGATTTTAAAGCTATGGAAAAACCAAAATC